TTCCTCAGGCGGTGGAAAGGCGCGTTAATGCATTACTACCAGCATCACATCGGTGACTTTATAAAGGCTACGGCTAGGCTATCAGATAGCCAAACGATGGCCTATTTACGATTGTTGTGGATGTATTACGACAGCGAAAAACCGCTACCAAACAACACAAAAGTGCTTGCATTTCAAGTTGGCGCAAGCGTGGAAGATGTGGATTTGCTGTTGATAAGTTTTTTTACATTAGCAGATGATGGTTGGCACCAAGCGCGATGTGATCGAGAAATTGAAGACTATCGCGTTTTTTTGTCTAAAAAAGCTAACGCTGGTCGAGCATCTGCTGAACGTCGGAAGAACATCAGTTCAACAGGTGTTGAACAGGTGTTGAACAGGTGTTCAACGGGCGTTCAACTAACCAATAACCATAAACCAATAACCATTAACCATAAACCAATAAAAAATACTAAGGCGACTATCGTCGCCGCGCCTGACGGCGTTAGTAGTGACACATGGGATGCGTTTGTTGTTTTGAGGCAAGCCAAAAAAGCGCCAGTGACAAAACGCGCCTTGGATGGCATACAAGCGGAAGCAACTAAGGCTGGCTGGACGTTGGATGCAGCCATGTCTGAGATGGCTGCGCGAGGTTGGACAGGATTCAAGGCGAAATGGGTTCAGGAGCGTCTTACAGCCTCTCAGGAGCGACGAAACACGATGGATGCACTTACCCGTGGTCTAGCCACGCCAAAGCCGCAGAAGCCGTTTTGGAGCGTTACAGAGGCATTGGGGGTAAACGATGTGGAAGGCTGAAGACTTTTGTGATTCGGACACGGGATTTGACTACGTGTTCACGAAAATGAGCGCGATCTATGGCGCGATGTTTGCAAACTTTTGGCGTGATGTCGATCCGGCGATGATTCGCCAGGTGTGGAAGGATGCCTGTGATCGTGGGTTGACCTACCGACCGAAGATGGACTATGCCTTGCGATATATCGATCCTGAGCGCCCACCGTCAGCGCTGGCTTTTGCGAAGTTATTGAACGAAGGGCCTGTGATTCCTGACAAACCAAACACGCAGATTGAGCGGCAAAAGACACAAGCGGAGCTGGCTGAAGACAAGCGCCGTGGTGACCTGGCGCGTGCCCAGCTGCGGGAGATGTTGGCCGGTATGAGGATGCCGAAATGAAAAAAACCTTACAGCAACTTTACCCAGGCCAAATGTTTGTGCTGCGGAGAACTGGGGAAACCTTTCAGTTTTTGCGGCGGCGTTGGAAAGAAAAATCGAACTACGGCAACGCCGGTACTGAGTACCTGGTTTGGAATGTAGACCGTAACGAAGAAACGATTTTAAATCCGCAAGTTCAAGTTGAGGAGAAAAAAGCATGAGTAAGCCTGTAGCGTATGTGACGGGCTATTACCAAGGACATTGCGTCATCCAACCAACTGATCCTGCTGTTGTTTTACCTGTCGGCATGGCCCTGCACCGCGCACCGACAGATTGGGTTGAGCTGACGGATGTGGAGCTCAAACAAACAAATGTAGGCATAGGAGAACGAGGAATGCAAAAGCGTGGATGGGTTGGGCTGACGGTAAACGAAGCACGAGAGTTTTACGAGAGCGAACTGAGCCGAGAGGATGTTATATACAAGATAGACGAGTTTTTGGAGGAGAAGAACACATGACACGAGCCGACATTGATGACTTAATGCGAGACAACGACATCGTGGTAGTGGGTGAGGCTGTTTACGCTCTTTGCCAAATAGTCGCAGCACAAGAGCGTGAGAAGGTTGCCGCATGGATGATGGAGCGCAACTACGCAACAGGCCACGGCGACACGACCGAGGATCTTTTGAAAGAACTTGCGTGGCAGATTGATGAGGACTTGGACAAAGCAAGGAGTGAACGATGAATGTATTCAAACTTATTAATCGATTGGCAAAAACCGATGATTTTGTCATGTTGCACAGCACTGAACTCGAAGCGATTCTTGAGTACATTCGAGATTTGGAAGGCAAGGTAAAGCAAGCGCGAATGCACTTAGAGCAAGCCTTTGTAGACTGTCCACCATGCAACAATCGATGTCATCAAGGCAGATTTTGTCCAGCCCATGAGAAAAGCCAAAGTAGACACTAACCAAGAAGTCATTGTGCAAGCCTTGAGAGCTGCGGGGGCAACGGTACAAAGCCTGGCTGCAGTGGGGCATGGCGTGCCGGATCTGTTGGTTGGATTTAGGAATCAGACCGTGTTGCTGGAAGTCAAGGACGGCGCAAAACGGCCATCACAGCGACGATTGACCGAAGATCAGATCAAGTGGCATGGACAGTGGAATGGCGGCGTATTGGCCATCGTAGACAGTGCTGACAGCGCGTTACGCGTGTTAGGAGTCATCAATGAATCCTGAAGAAGCTGCGGAGTTGATTCGAGAAAAAGCTGCCGCGTTTGGCAAAAGCAAAGCGCAGCGGGTGTACCTCGAAGAATTTAGGCGAAGCAAAAAAGCCATGTTGATGAAAGACAGTTTGACGATGGGCGTGGAAGCTGCAAACGCGCAAGAACGCGAGGCGTTAGCCGATCTAGAATATGTGGCGTTGCTCAAAGGTTTAAGGGAAGCTGTGCAGCAAGAAGAGACGTTGAAATGGGAGCTGGAAGCAGCTAGGCTTGACATTGAGATTTGGCGAACACGGCAGGCCACGGAACGCATGGTGATTCGTGCCCATGAGTGAGATTGCAAAACACAAGTATGTGCGAAGCAAAAAGCTGTTGAAACTGACGGCGCAGCTGCCGTGCCAGTTATGCGGTGCCGAGCACCAGGTGCAAGCGGCGCACTGTAATTGGGGTGGCGGCAAAGGGTTTGGCATCAAGGCTGATGACAACCTGGTAGCGGCACTTTGTTATGAGTGCCATCATGACGTAGACCAGGGGCACCGGTGGTCAAAACGCGAACGACAGCAGGCATGGTGGTATGCCCACCGCAAAACCGTTGAGCGGTTAGTGGAAATGCAGTTATGGCCTGTTGACATTCCGTTGCCGAATGAGCAAGAATGGCATCGTCTCCTCACTTAGCGGGCTATCGGCCCGCACTTTTTTGGCATATCATCACATGATGGATGATGACGCAGCCGAATTTATCGCCGCCTTGTTGCATAGCAGCACGGTGACGCATTTCATGCATTTATCGACGGATTCGTATTCCGCGCACAAAGCACTTCGCAAATACTATGACAAGATCATCGATCTGACGGATGATTTTGCCGAAGCCTATCAGGGTCGATACAACAAGATCAAAGCGTATCCGGAAGAATTTCACATGAGCAAAGATCCTGTGAAATATTTGAAGACGATGCAGCAGTTTGTTGATGAGAGCCGCGACGATTTACCCCAAGACAGTGAAATTCAAAATATCATTGATGAAATTAGTCAATTGATTGATTCAACCTTGTACCGCCTTAAATTTTTAGATTGAAAGGAACGATGATGAAGAAAGACAATGCAGAGATGCAACCAGCGGGTTATGGTTATGGCAGCAATGCCAAGATGCCCAAGGGCGCAGATGCAGCGGATGCCAACGGTAACCGCCGTGAGAAAGTGGTCAATGGTATTGGCATGGGCAAAGCCGATGGTGTGGGTTCCGACATGCCATTTGATGGCGGGCGCATGAAGGGCGTTTGCTATACGCATGAACGCAAGTCTTACCAAAAGTAATGGCTACGACATCGCTGGCTGACCTGGCAGGCAGAGGCCAGCAGCCGATACAGGCTGATTTAGCGGCGATGGTGCCGCAGCCGCCGATGAATGCTCCGATGGCCGCACCTATGGGAGGAGGCATCAATAAACAAATCGAGCAAGAATATTTTGATCGACTTGACAACGACTTTGAGGGTTTGAAGTCTGAGTATGCCCAGGTAGTCAATGCCCGCGGTGAGAATGTAACCGATGGCGGGCGAATCTTAAACACGGATGATGCGCGGGAGCTGTCACCGCACTATCGGGCAGACCGCACCAAATCGGCAGACGTTCACGAACCAGCATCAGCGTTCGTTAAGCAAATGTATGCCGACAAACTGGCCAATCCTACGCCGCCAGGCATGGATAACACGGTTGTGTTCACGGCTGGCGGTACGGGCGCGGGTAAGACCACAGGTTTACAGCAAGCCATGGAAGTTGATCCGCGATTGGCGCAAGCGGAAATTGTTTACGATACAAACATGAATAAGTTTGCATCTGCAGACCAAAAAATACGCCAGGCGCTGGATGCGGGTCGGAATGTGAGCGTGGTTTATACATTTCGAGATCCGACTGAGGCGTTGACGGAGGGTGCGTTGACGCGGGCCAGTAGGATGGAAGCAGAGCTTGGAACCGGTCGAACCGTGCCGCTTGATGAGCACTTCAAAACCCATGTCGGCGCGTATGAAGTGATGAAACAACTTCAGGATCAATACGGTGACGATCACCGATTTTCGATGAAGATCATTGATAACAGCCGTGGCAGAAACCGCGCACGAGTGGTAAGCAGCCTTGACGAATTGCCGAAGTTGGATCATACTAAAGTTAGAAAGGAGCTTGATGATGCACTCGAAAATGCCTACCGTACCGGAAAAATTAGCCAAGCCATCTACCAAGGAACGCGTGTTAACGCCCGCTGAACATCGCATGAAGCGCATGCACGACAAAAAGACGCAAGCCATGGCAGAGAGTATTGCGGCTGCGTTGAACCGAGCTGTTGTAGCGGGTAAGTAGTGGTTAATTGCAAAAATTGTCGGTTTTTTGTGGCTGGCAATATTTTGGGGGTTTGTCGGCGTTATCCGGAAATGCACAATAAGCACGAGATGGATTGGTGCGGTGAGCACTGTCCGGTGGTGACTGTAAAGGTGTATGACATCATGACCGATACCACGGTCGAAAAGAAGAGAGGAAGGCCGCGTGTTAAGACCGTTGCATGATCGCCTGGTGGTTCGCCCGACTGTTCGGCAGCTGTCGGATGTATTGGTGGTTAGAAACGACGAGCCTTTCAACGAGGGCGAAATTGTGGCGATTGGCCCGCGGGTACGCGATGCAAAACCAGGAGATCAGATTAAATATGGCAACGGTTCGTACTTGGATTGGCCGATCCATGAAATGGACGGCCAGGTTTATCAGATCATTCAAGAAGCCGATGTAGCCTGTATTGTGGAGTCATCATGAAAAAGCATGACAAGCCGATTCCACACACGACGACCGGCAAGGGCAAGAATTACAAGCCTACAGAACAAGGCGCTGGAATGACGGCCAAAGGCCGCGCAGAGTACAACGCTAAAAACAACGCCAATTTGAAGCCACCAGCGCCGAATCCCAAAACCAAGGCTGATGCTGGTCGCAAAGCCTCATTTTGTGCGAGGATGGAAGGTGTTGTTAAACATGCTAAAGGCCCAGCGACGCGGGCCAAAGCAAGCCTAAAAAACTGGAATTGTTGAAAGGACAATCATGCCAAATACACAAGCCATTGGTGTTGCCTACGCTGATCCATCATTGACGAGTTTTGAAGTAGGCACATCAGCTGTGCCTATTAGTGTGACCGCAGCGGGCAACCTGACACAGATTTATGCCACGGCAAGTCACACCACGGGCGATGCCCGCGGTTTATATGCTCGCATGGACTTTGCAGCGGCGGGAGCTGGTGAAACGCTTCGTGCGTTTTCGAGGGTCACGGCAGCGCAGGGTTTGGGACAAACCACAAACGGTGCCCATGTAAGCCTATCAGTCAATACAGGCGGCACGATCAGTGGTGCGGGTAACGCGCTGCGGGCAACGATTGGCGGTTCATCGACCAATCCTGGTGGCACGTTGGCAGCGCTGCAGTTGGATTCAGATTTTGCATCGGGCGGTACGTGGTCAAACACATCGTTTTTGCGCGTGACCAACAGCGGCACCGGTGAAGTGGGCAACTTTGCCGCCATGCCAGCGGTGAGCGCCACGGGTGTATTTCGCGCCAAGGTGGGAACACCGGCCTGTACGCATACGATTCCAGTCACCAGTGGTGGAACGACTTATTACGTGATGGTCAGTACGATTGCGTAATGGACATTACCCGCGAATTTATCGTTGAAGAGATGCGCCTGGTGCAAATTGAGATGGCGAAGGCGCAGACTTTCATGATTAAAGCGGAGACATCATTAGCAATTTACCGGATGTTATTGGAGCGCCTGGATCGACAGGAGACCATTGATAATTTTGGGGGCACTGACTGATGGCCAAGGGACTGTACGCCAACATTCACGCCAAGCGTGAGCGAATTGAAGCGCAGAAAGCCGCGGGCAAAAAGCCTGAGCGGATGCGTAGTCCAGGTGCGCCAGGTGCGCCAACAGCCAAAGCATTCAAGGAATCAGCCAAAACTGCCAAGAAAGCAAAATAATGGGCAATACAAAGTCTATTGGCGTTGCTTACAGCGACCAGGATTTAACAGGATCGACAATCACAGATCCTATCTTTGATTTTTCGGGATTGAGCGCAGTATCAACACCGTTGAGCGGCAGCGAGACCCTTGCACTCATTCAGAGTGGCAGCACAAAACGCGCAACGGTTGCGAATCTGTACACCGGCATGCATTACGGCATGTTTCAGGACAATCAGACACAAACCAATGGTGGCGCAACCACTGCCAATGTGATGCTGATTCGCGTTACGGACTTTGCTAGCGGCATTTCTATTGCAAGCAATTCACGAATTACGATGAGCCGCACGGGTGTGTACAACATTCAGTTTTCATCGCAGTTTTCACGAGCTGGAGGCGTTGGGTTTTCCACAGTTGAAGTGTGGCTATCCAAAAACGGCACCAATGTGCCTGAGACCAACACACAGTTGAATGTGCCGCAAAGTGGTGGCAAAGCCGTGGCTGCGTGGAACTTTTTAGTGCAAGCCACAGCGGGTGATTATTACGAGCTTTATTGGTCGAGTACAGATACAAGTGTGGAAATGTGGTATGCAGCGGCGGGCACCAATCCAACGCGACCGGAGACACCATCGATCATCTTGACAGTGTGTCAAGTCGGATGAGAGCATTTTTAGTGCAACGCCTGGCTGAAGTTCAAGAACTGGCAAAGCAGCATGAAATCGCCTTATTTCAACTCAGCGGCGCGATCCAAGAATTGAATTTCCTACTCGCAACCTTAAAGGACGATCATGCCACTGACCAAATCCCCAACCAAGAAAGCATTCGAGAAGAACATCAAAGCGGAAGTGAAAGCGGGCAAGCCTGTTAAGCAAGCCGTAGCCATCGCTTACAACGTGAAGCGAGAGGCAAGTAAACCCAAGGGCAAGAAATGAAAGGCAGACCAACAAAGTATCGGCCTGAGTTTGCCGATAAGATGGTGGAGTTTTTCAGCCAGCCGCCCATCAGAGAAGTAACTACGGTAGACGCGAAAGGCAACGAAACCACGCAAGTGCTGCCAGGCCATTTCCCAACGCTAGCAAGGTTTGCAACCAACATCGGGGTGACCAAAGACACCTTACACGATTGGGCAACTGCTAAACATATTGAAACAGGCGAGCTAAAACATCCTGACTTTTCATCTGCCTACAAAAAAGCCAAGGATTTGCAAGAGGCAAACCTGGTGGAAGGCACGATTGCAGGGGCATACAACAGCACGTTTGCGATCTTTACCGCCAAGAATGTTTTGGGCTGGCGCGACAAGGTCGAGCAAGAAATCACGGGCAAAGACGGTGGCCCGCTGCAGGCCATTCAAGTGACATTTGTGGCACCGGATGGATCAGCAAGTTGACATAGCCAAGGCAGAGTTTCCAGCCAAACTGCAAGGGCTATTTAAGAAGTCACGCTACAAGGTCTTGTATGGAGGCCGCGGCGGTGCAAAAAGTTGGGGCATTGCACGAGCACTGCTGATTATGGGTGCAAGAAAGCCCATGCGGATACTGTGTGCGCGGGAGTACCAAACCAGCATCAAGGATTCCGTGCATAAGCTGTTGTGCGATCAGATCGAAGCCTTGGGACTCCTGCAGTTTTACGAGATCACGCAAGCAAGCCTTCGAGGCGCAAACGGCACAGAGTTTGCGTTCATTGGATTGAAGAACAATCCAGCCAACATCAAATCGTTCGAGGGCGTGGATGTGTGTTGGGTTGAGGAAGCGCAGACGGTCAGCCGCTTGTCTTGGAACATTTTGATTCCAACGATTCGCAAGGAAGGATCAGAAATTTGGGTGAGCTTCAATCCGGAGCTTGAGACCGACGAGACTTACCAGCGGTTTGTAGTCAAGCCGCCAAGGGATTGCATCAGCATCAAGATCAACTATTGGGATAACCCGTGGTTTCCTGAAACGCTGCGCCTCGAAATGGAAGCGTTAAAGGTTCGAGACCATCAGTCTTATCAACAAGTGTGGGAAGGTATCTGTCGGCAAACGGTGGATGGTGCCATCTTTGCCAATGAGCTGGCCAAAGCAGAGATGGAAGACCGAATTGGTAAGGTGCCTTATGACCCAACTAAGCCTGTGCATGCGGTGTGTGACCTTGGGTGGGCTGATGCGACCGCCTGGTGGTTTTTGCAGTTTATCGGCATGGAAACCAGGTTAATTCGATACTTTGAAGACACACAGCGCACGATGACAAGCTACCTGGCGCAGCTGCAGACCTACGGTTATGTGTATGACACGATATGGCTGCCGCATGATGCACAGAACAAAACCCTAGCGGCTGCAGGCCGATCTATAGAGGATATTGTGCGATCTAGCGGCTACAAAACACGGATATTGGAGCGGGTGCCGGTTGTAGACTCGATTAACGCAGCACGCACGATATTCCCGAACTGTTACTTTGACCGAGAACATTGTGCGGATGGGCTTAATTGCTTGCGGCACTATCGGTACGAAGTTGATCCGGACACAGGGCAATTCAGCAAAACGCCGCTCCACGATCATTATTCACACGGCGCAGATGCATTTCGGTATATTGCACTTATGATTCGGGAACCGCAGCGCATGCGTAAGAAAACCATGGTGACGCACGCTGGCAGCTGGATGAGTTAAGGACACGTTATGGCACTGCAAGACATCGATTACGATTCACGCATCGGCGAGGCGATCAAGTTTTTGCGCCTGGTGGGAGAAGCCGACAGCCAAAACCGCGCTGAAGCCTTGGGCGATCTGAAGTTTGCAGCCGGTGACCAGTGGCCGGTGGAAATCCAAAACAGCCGCAACCTGGAATCACGGCCATGCCTTACGATCAACAAGATTGACGCTTATGTGCGCCAGGTGACGAATCAACAGCGCCAGCAGCGCCCGCGGATTAAGGTGCATCCGGTCAACAATGAAGGCGATCTAAAGATTGCCCAAGTGATTGAGGGCATCACCAGGCATATCGAGGTCAACAGCAACGCCGATACAGCCTATGACACAGCGTTCGAGTACGCAGTCAAAATGGGTTGGGGCTATTGGCGGGTCAATACCAATTACGTGAGCGAAGACAGTTTCGATCAAGAAATCTACATCGACGCGGTGGACGATCCGTTTTCGGTTTACTTTGATCCTAATTCTGTCAATCCTGATGGTTCCGATGCCGAGCGGTGTTTGATTACCAGTGTGATGTCGAAGCGCGAGTTTCGGCAGCAATATCCAGGCGCAGACGATGGCGCAAACTTCAGTGCGCGAGCCACTGGCGACAGTGATGCGGAGTGGGTTACCAAAGAGGACATTCGACTTGCCGAGTATTGGTATGTCGAGCGGGAAAAAGCCACCTTAGTATTGCTGTCTGACGGCACCAAGGTTTACGAGGACGAGCTGCCGTCACCGGAGCTGCTGGACGCAGACAACATCACGATCATGGAAACGCGTTCATCGTATCGGCGTAAGGTCAAGTGGTGCAAGCTGACCGCCATGGAGGTGCTTGAGGAACGCGAATGGCCAGGTAAGTTTATTCCGATCATTCCCTGCTATGGGGCACAGGTGGTGGTCGAGGGCAAGCGCAAAAAGTATGGTTTGGTGAGATTTGCCAAAGACCCGCAGCGGATGTACAACTTTTGGCGCACGAGCATGACCGAATCAATTGCTTTGGCACCCAAGCCAAAGTGGTTGATTGCTGAAGGCCAAGATGAGGGCCATGAATCCGAATGGGCGTTGGCTAACATTAAATCCACGCCAATTCTGCGTTACAAGCAAAAAGACATTGAAGGGGTTCCAGCGCCGGTGCCGTCACGCATTCAACCTGAGCCGCCGCCTGACGGCATCATGGTGGCAGCGAGCGCGATTGCCGATGACTTAAAGACCGTGCTTGGCATTTTTGATCCAGCGCAAGCGCTGCCTGGCAACATGTCGGGCAAAGCCTTACAAGGCCAGCAGCAGCAAGTGGATCTGTCGAACTTTCACTTTTACGACAACATGACGCGCAGCATCAAGCAAACGGGCAAGATCATTTTGGATTTGATACCCAAAATCTACGACACGACACGCGTGCTGCGAATCATCGGGGTTGATGGCAAACCGGACTTGGTGACCATCAACGAAATGCAAGCCACCGGTGAAGTGATGAATAACGTGACAGTGGGTTTGTATGATGTGGTCATGGAAACAGGGCCAGGGTACAACAGCAAACGCCAGCAAGCGGTGGATATGATGATGCCGCTGATGACTGAGCCACAAGTGTTCCAGGCAGCGGGCGATTTGTTGTTCCGCAACATGGATTTTCCTGGTGCTGATGTCATTGCAGATCGATTGGCTGCCATGAATCCCTTGTCGCAGATCGACGATCAATCCGATGTGCCGCCGCAAGTGCAAATGCAGTTGTTACAAGCCCAAAAAACGATTGCAGACATGGAACAAAAGATGATTGCCATGCAGCTAGAGATCAACAACCGTGGCCAAGTAGCGCAGATTAAGGAAGATGGCCAAAGCAAACGCAAGCTGATGGACGTTGTAAGCCGTGCTTACAATACGGACACGATCAACGAGGCACGCGTCAATCAAAGCGCATTGAAGGCTGTGACCGATCAAAACCGCATGGAGCTGGATGCGATGGTGCGCCTGGTGCTCAAGGGCTTGCCAGCCGAAGCACTGCAAGCGGAAATGGCCAGGCGCGATGCAGAGCAACAGCAAGTGGTGCAATTTGCAGAGCAAGAAGTCAATCAAACGCAAAATCCTTTTATTTCCATGGGGCAAGCGTTGATGGCACCACAAGCGCCGCCGATGCAGTAATTGACATGCAACAGATGAAAGCTGACAATTCGCCTACCAATGGGTTCATTGGGTCAATTCATAGGAACACCTATGCTGGAAACGACAGATCGCGTTGCTAGTAACTTAGTGACGAGTGACACATTAGCTGAATTTACAGCCCAAAAATTGGGTTTAGTTGAGGCTGCGCCCGTGGCAGAAGATGTTTCTGAGCCGGAACCGCAAGTCGAAGTGGCAGACGAAGTAGAGGTTAAAAAACCAAATCCGAAGTTGGAGCGGCGGTTTTCTGATCTTACCAAGCAACGCGAACAAGCCAGGGCAGAAGCGCAACGGGAACGCGAAGCACGAGAAGCATTAGAAAACAGGCTGAAAGAACTCGAATCAAAGATCAACCCACCACCGCAAGACACGCTTCAAGAGCCGCAGCCGGAGCAGTTTTCGGACATGTATGAGTACGCTAAAGCCTTAGCGGAATACACAGCCGATAAACGCCTGGATGAGCGGGACAAGGAAGAGAAGGCACGCAAGGCCGCAGCTGAACAGGAAGTGAAGTTTAAAACCTGGGCAGACCGCGTGAACGCAGCCAAAAATGAGCTTCCAAACTTTGAAGACATGGTGCAATCCAGCGATGTGCGCGTGAGTGATCCAGTTCGAGATGCCATCATTGAGTCGGAGCACGGGCCGAAGATTTTGTATTACTTAGCGGAAAACGATGAGTTTGCAAGAAAACTGGCAGACATGTCGGTGGTATCTGCGGTGCGTGAAATTGGGAAAATTGAGGCGCGATTTGAGCGAGCCAAACCTGAACCTAAGTCTGTGAATGTATCAAAAGCACCAGCGCCGATTTCGCCTATTCGTGGTGCTGTGAACACGGTTGATGCCAATGTAGACGCAAACGGTGTGTTTCATGGCACGTATCAGCAGTGGAAAGCAGCACGCCAGGCCAAGCGCATTCGCTGAACATCCATTTTTAAGGACTAGGACATGTCAAATACACTATTAACCATCAGCAAGATCACTAATGAAGCGCTGATGGTCTTGGAAAACGAACTGACGTTTACGTCAGAGGTCAACCGCGAGTACGACGATCAATTTGCTGTCGTAGGCGCGAAAATTGGTAATACATTGAACGTTCGCCGCCCTGGCCGATTTATCGGTACGACAGGGCCAGCGTTGAATGTGGAAGATTTGAACGAAACCAGCGTACCGGTGACGTTATCCACACAGTTTCACGTGGATACGCAGTTCACCACGCAAGATCTAGCCTTGTCGCTTGACATGTTTAGTGACCGCGTGCTCAAGCCTGCTGTGGCTGCCATTGCCAACAAGATCGACTTTGATGGCTTGACCATGGCCAAAAATGCCACGGCCAACATTGTTGGAACAGCTGGCACACCGCCCACTGGTTTGATTACTTACTTGACCGCACAAGCCTATCTTGATGCTGAAGGTGCGCCACGAGATGGCCGCAGATCCTGTATTGTCGAGCCGTTTACCAGTGCAACGATTGTGGATGCGCTGAAAGGTTTGTTTAACCCCACAGCACAAATCAGTGCTCAGTACACCAAGGGTTTGATGGGCCGCGACAGTTCAGGCATGAACTGGAAGATGGATCAAAACGTGGTGAATCAGACGTTTGGTTCGTATTCCGACACGCTAGCCACCAACACCGCAACCTTTACGGGTTCGCTGACCACCGGTTGGGCATCGACTTCGACGATCACGCTGGTGTCGAGCGCGGGTACGGCAGCGCTGAAGCAAGGCGATGTGATTCAGATTGATGGTGTATATGCTGTCAACCCACAGAATCGTGCAGCCTACGGTTCCGGCAAACTGCGTAACTTTGTGGTGACTGCAAACGTTACGGTGGCAAGCGGTGGCGGTACATCGGTGACGGTGTCACCGGCAATCATCACTGGCGGGCAGTTCCAAAACGTCACGGTGACAACGACTAGCGCCACGGCAGTGGTCACGCCGTTTAACAAGACTGGCAAGGTTAGCCCGCAAAACATTGTGATGCACCGCAATGCGTTTACGTTGGCCACTGCGGATCTGGAGCTGCCGGATGGCGTGCATTTTGCGGGTCGCGCATCGGACAAGGAACTTGGTTTATCGATTCGCGTGGTGCGTCAGTACACCATCAACAACGACAGCATTCCAACGCGTCTTGATGTGCTTTACGGTTGGGCACCGCTTTATCAAGAGCTGGCTTGCCGTGTTGCAGCTTAATTTAAGGGGATAGACAAATGAGCAATCCAGGCCCAGCAGTAACAAGCACCAATCATCCGACAAACCTGGCTTCCAACCAGGCGCTGCGGGTGATTGCCAGCGCACAAAGCGTGAACCTTAACGCTGTTGCAGATACCGTGGCGCAGATTTTTGCCGCGGGTAATGTGAGCGTGCAAAGCATCATTGTGACGAATGCAAGCATCAATTTGACCACAGCGCAGTTAGCTGTGTACACCGGTGCTGGCGCAACAGGAACGGCAGTCAAGACCGCTTATGCTTTGTCAGGTAACACCAGTTCAACGGTGGTGGTGGTCACAGCAGCAACGTCTACGGCGTTGATTACGGGTGACCAGCTGTACATTCGATGCACCACCGCGCAAGGTGCAGCCGCCACCGCGGATGTGTTTATCTACGGTTATGATCTGTCATTCTTGTTGTAAGAGACCATGACTTGAGCGAAAGAGCCGCCTCCACAAGAGGTGGCTTTTTTTCATCAAAACAAGGAAGAATCGATGTCAACAGTCAATGCTTTTACCCCAAGGGGATCAACGGTTTTAGTCAGCACTTCGTCGGTACAAGTGTTGACCGATGACAATGTCAATGCCATTTCATATCGGGTACGAAACATCCTGAACACGCCCGCATATTTTGCGTGGGCTGCAGCTGATCCAACGGGCGCAGCCGTGACAGTGGGATCGACCACCGCACCGAGCGCCGGAACGCCAGCCTATAACGTCATTGGTATGTTTGCCGAATCGGTGGAAGTGTTTACGCTGCCGCCCAAAGTGTGGATGAAAGCGGGCACAGCTAATGCTTTTGAAGTGACACCAGGCGAAGGCCTATGATCCGAGGATTGGGCATCCGCGCTTATCGGTTTGTGTGTACGCTAGGCATCGCCCATGTATTTGGCATTCTTTTGCAAGAAAACGGCGATGATTTGTTGCAAGAAGACGGTAGCAAAATTGTATTGGAGTAGATAAATGGCTGTTTATTTGTCGCCATTTGGCGGCGTAGGAGCACAGTTTTTTGACAATACAGGCAATCCGTTAGCGGGCGGAAAAATTTATTCGTACGCAGCCGGAACCAACACGCCGCAAGCAACATATACGACCTATCTTGGTAACGTAGCGCACAGCAATCCGATCATTTTAGACGCTGCGGGACGGACACCAGCGGGTGGAGAAATTTGGCTTGATGTCACGCAAGTCTATAAATTTGTGCTGCAGACTAGTGCCAATGTGTTGATTGGCACGTTTGATAATATTTCAGGGCCAGGGGCGCTAGTATTTGATGTTAATAACTTTACAGGCAACGGCAGTCAATTAGTATTTATTTTGACAGCTGCGCCATATTCGGAAGACATCACGTTTATTTATATCAACGGCGTATATCAAAACAAAAATACGTACAGCATAAGTGGTACAAACATTACATTTAGTCAAGCACCGCCAATAAGTGCAACTATTGAAGTGATGTACATACCTAGCGTGCAAAATGTTGGGTTAAATAATTTTACTGGTGATGGAACAACGGTGGCATATACGTTGACTACAGCGCCATTTAGCGAAAATTCCACATTTGTATTCATCAACGGTGTGTATCAACAAAAAAATACGTATACGGTAGTAGGAACAATACTTACTTTTTCCACAGCACCTCCAGCAACGTCCAGTATTGAAGTGGTATATACGTAAAGGAAAGAATGATGGCCGATTTAAAAATTTCACAATTGCCCGCTGCAACAACGCCGGTTGCTGGCACGGAAGTATTGCCAATCGTACAGAGTAGTGCGACAAAACAAGTATCTATCGCCAATTTAACAGCAGGCAGAGCGGTATCGGCAGCCAGTTTATCGTTAACCGGATCAGCGTTACCAGCGACCAGCGGAGGAACAGGTTCGGCAACAGCGTTTACTGCCAATGGAGTCGCGTACGCTTCATCAACAAGCGCCATGACAACAGGAGCAAACTTAAGTTTTGACGGAACCAATCTGCAGGCTGCGGGCACTATGACAGGCGCGGGATTGGTATCTTCAGTCAATGGCACACAATTAACTTTACAAAGACTTGGCCCGTCTGCTCAAAATTATATAGCTTGTGGTGGTTCTGGAGAATTGGTATTTACAAATTCGTCTGCAAACGCTTTTACGCTTTATAACACGTTTGCATTTTTCCCTACAGCGGCGACAACTGCGTCTGCTGCTAACGCATTTATTAACAATGGTTCTGCGGGATATGTTAATCAAATACTCAGATCAACATCGTCTATAAAATTCAAACAAAATGTAGAAGATTTGCAAGTAGAATTTTCAAAAAAAATATTTGAGTTGCGGCCTATTTGGTATCGCTCTACTGCTGAAGCAGATCGCAAAGATTGGTCTTGGTATGGACTAGTGGCCGAAGAGGTGGCGGCGATTGAACCACGATTGGTGCATTGGACATACGAAGATACGCAATACGAATACACAAAAGATGAAAGCACAAATTGCACGTTGCGAACCTTGAAAGCAGGCGCAACGCCCGTACCCGATGGCGTGCAATATGAAAGACTTAGCGTTTTGTTGTTAAAAGAATTGCAAGCGTTGCGGCAAGAATTTGATGCATACGTTGCAGCGCATCCATAAAGTGAAGGTATAAACATGTCACTTACCAAAGTTTCTTATTCAATGATTACTGGATCACCAGTAAATGTGATGAATTACATGACAGCCGCGCAAATCGCCGATGTAATTTCGGGCGCGGATACATTAGATGTGTCAAGTGCCATTAACGCAGCCATTACAGCTGCTGCGGCACAACAAGCAGCGAATCCTGTGCCAGGGCGACAACCAGGAAGTGTGTACTTTCCCGCTGGATCGTATCGGTGTGAATCAACAATCAACGCAGCAAGTATTGGTCAGTTGATTGGAGAATCACGAGACTCGGTAAAAATTCTTTGCTATGCAACGCCAGCAGTTACTTGTGGGAATGCAACAAGTTTTTCAAACTTATATTTTCTAGGAAAAACGGGAAGCAGCACTTGTATTGCGTACCCAAGCGGCGCTTATTTGCCACAAATTTTATGGAATGCGTTTAATTCATTCAACATTGGCATACATTTTCAAGGTTCATTTGGCATTACTAAGACATTAGTCGAAGGAAATTCGTTTGATTCAAATGTTACTGCGCTAAAAGCCGATGGCACATGTACAACATTAAGTGTAAAAAACAATCAATTTAACACTGGTGGAACATGTATTTTATGTGACAATTGTTTTAATTTTGAAATTACAGGCAACAACTTTGAAGATTACACGACACCGATAGTTGTCAATACGCAGTTAACTGTATCATTTATTGCTGTTAATTGGTTTGAAAAAGCAGCCGCAGCCAGCGTAACGCCTTATACGGATAACACAGCGTCACCAGGATATTTTACGCTTAACAATTTCTTTTCTAACAGATATATATCGACATCTACGCCGAATTATGGTATAAGTTCTATTGTTTCGGATGTTACCGGTTACTTGGAATACACAAAGCCGTCATTAGTAGATCCAAACGGCGGCGCACGGTATACAGTCACATCATATATTCCGTTACAAAATACAGCGGCAGCGTTTACCTCGCCTTATAGCTATACGTTTCGTACACAAGACGCGGTGGCATCGCAAACAGCGACCGGCGGCGATTTTGTGTTTCGCGCTGGAGCGGGATCAAACGGGGCAAGATATGGATCAATTAGACCTTATGCCGATACTAATGGCGTGTTAGGTGATCCGTCATATCGATGGAGTCAAATTTACTCACAAGAAATACGACCAGGTGGTGGAACCGTTATTTGGACATCTGGATCGGGAACGCCGGAAGCAGCCGTGACAGCGCCAATAGGATCATTATTTACAAGAACCGATGGCGGTGCAAATACAACCTTATATGTTAAGGAATCGGGAGCAGGCAATACAGGATGGGTAGCAAAATAACAAAGAAATAGATAGATAAGCTATAAGGCAAATCATGGCAACACCGTATGACATTATTACGCGAGCAATGAAAGACATTGGCGCATTGGCTGCCGGAGAAATACCGACAGCGGATGAAGCCCAAGACGGATTAGATTTGCTTAATGACATGATTGCTCAGTGGTCAAATGAAAACATGATGGTGTTTTATCGCACGGAAATCATATTTCCATGCGTGCAAAACCAAATTCAGTACACCATCGGGCCAAGCGGCAACGTAGGTGCGGCGTTTACGGGGTCAATTAGTTTGACAACACTGACCGTTCCGTCGAATGCAGTGACATCCGGTGCCATCACCATCGGCATGACATTGACAGGCAGCGGCATCACGCCTGGCACGACCATTGTGGGTTTTGGCACGGGTGCGGGCGGTAACGTCAATGAAGGCGGTACCTATACGGTCAGCATTTCCCAAACGGTGGCAAGCACAGCCATCACAGCGTATTACGAGAGGCCACTGACTATTGAAAGCGCATTTGTGCGTGTCACGACAACAAGTAATGGCGTGCCGATTTACGGGGGTGGTTTGGACTATCCCATTACCATTCTTAGCTTAGAAGAATACGAATCAATCGGTTTGAAATCGTTGAATGGGCCGTGGCCAAAAGCCTTGTATTACCAGCCATCGGAATTGTTGGGCACGATTTACTTGTGGCCTAATCCAGCACAAGGTGAAATGCATTTGTTTACGCAAACCATCTTTCGAGAGTTTGGGGATTTGTACGGCACGATGCAGTTTCCGCAGGGCTACAACATGGCGCTGCGCTGGTGTCTTGCAGAGCGCATGATGCCGATGTACGGCAAGATGGGACAGCTGCAGATCCAACAGATCACCAATTACGCAGCGCAAGCCAAAGCAACCATCAAGCGAACCAACATGAAGCCGCCGCAAGTGTCCAAGTATCCGGACGTATTGATGACCGGACGGCCTAAAGATGCTGCGTTTATCCTTGATGGGGGCTTTAACTAACGGGGACTTTGATGCCTGATTTTGGGTTTGTTGGCGCGTCTTATACCACCAGGTCGATTTATCAAGATGACCAGGAATGCATCAATTTTTATCCGGAAATAGATCCGACCAAACAGCCAGGCAGCCGCGGTATTGTGGCGTTGTATCCCACGCCTGGCTTAGTCACAGAGATTGAATTGCCAGCAGCTGCGGAAGTGCGCGGCATGCGGGCGTTGTCGGGGCTGCAATATGCAATTGTGGTTTGTGGCAATGTGGTGTATCGCATCAATCAGGGTCTTGCGTATACCCAAGTTGGTACATTGACCACGAGTTCAGGGCCGGTGTCGATTACCGATAACGTGATGACAAGCCAAGGATTGACCGCATACATTGTGGATGGAGTCAATCGATACTATTACGTGGTGGCTACTAATACGTTTGTAACGCTGTCAGCATCTGATGGTGATTGGGTCGGTGCGACTGTCGTAGACACAGTGGACAACTACATCGCCTACAACGAGCCTGGCACGCAGAATTGGGCGGTTACGGATCTTGGTTCGCCGTTATCAACAACGGGACTATACGGTGCGAAAGATGGTTCACCGGACACGTTGGTGGCATTGATTGTCGATCACCGCCAAGTTTATTTGTTGGGTGAGGTGACATCGGAAGTATGGATTGATGTAGGCAGTCAGATCCCAGGACTAGTAACGTTTCCATTCCAGCGGATTTCCGGTGCGTCAAGTCAAAACGGCATTGGTGCCGCGTTTTCAATTGCGCGATTTGCAGAAACCTTTATGTTTTTGTCACGCGATACCTTGGGAACGGCCACGATTGGCATGATGAAGGGCTATGAATACCAAAGAGTATCAACCCATGCGGTGGAAAACAGCCTGGTTGGATACGATGTCAGCGATGCGCGGGCATGGGCATTTCAGATTGAAGGCCATGAGTTTTACGTCATCAGTTTCCCGCAGATCGATTTGACATGGGTCTATGACCTAGCCACGCAGCAATGGTTCAAATGGCTTTATTGGAATGCACCAGCAAGTGTGTATGAGCGGCATCGGGCGCAGTGCGGTATTGCGTTTGCCAACAAAAACTTGGTTGGCGACTATGAGAACGGCAAGATTTACAGCCTTGACTTTGATACGTATACAGACGCGGGCAATCCGATACGGCGGCTGCGGCGGGCACCGCACTTAACAACAGACTTACAACGGCAGTTTTTTGAAGAATTTCAGATCCAGTTTCAGCCTGGTGTTGGTTTGACGGGAACGATGGGTTTACCAACAATATATTTGACAGTAGAAACAAATGAATATTTGATTACCGAAGCAGGTGATTTTTTAATTGCCGATCAAACAACACCTATTGTTCAAGGAAGTGATCCGCAAGCAATGTTGCGGTGGTCAAACGATGGCGGGTCAACCTGGTCGAATGAACATTGGACAACGATTGGAAAAATTGGCAGTTATCAAAATCGCGCGATTTGGCGGCGATTGGGTTGGTCGCGTGATCGAATCTTTGAAGTGGCCATCAGCGATCCAGTGAAAGCAGTCATTATTTCCGCGAATTTGAAAGCCAGTGCGGGTGACAACTGATGGCAAGTCTTACAAACACGAGGTTTCCAACAAGCCCGTTTATTGAACCGGTCACTGGCAGGCCATCGAGAGAATGGATTGTGTGGCTGCAAAGCCCACAATTTGTGACGTTGAATCTTAGCGTTGCTTTAGCCATTGATTCAGGTGGCACAGGGCTAAACACGTTACCGACTAACGGCCAATTGTTGATTGGTAACAATAACGCGTATTCGTTGAATACCCTGACGGCGGGCACCGGCATATCAGTGACCAACGGGCCAGGCACGATCACGATTGCCAATACCGGTGTGTTGTCGTTTTCTGCGGGTGCAACGGGATTAACGCCCAACACGCCGACCACGGGCGCTCTAGTCTTAGGCGGGGTGTTGAATGCAGCCAGTGGCGGTACAGGGCAATCATCTTACACAGTGGGTGATTTGTTGTTTGCATCCGGAATTACAGCGCTTTCCAAATTGCCGGATGTGGCCACGGGAAATGCGTTGATTTCAGGCGGTGTAGGGGTAGCGCCGTCTTACGGAAAGATTGGTTTGACCACACATGTCAGCGGCATCTTGCCTGTGGCAAACGGCGGTACGGGCGACAGCACTTATACCAATGGTCAATTGTTGATCGGTAACACCACGGGCAATACGTTGACCAAAGCCACGCTGACAGCGGGATCGAATATTGCGATTACCAACGGCACGGGATCGATTGCGATTGCGACAACAGGCGCAACCGGATCGTTTTTATCGGCAAATATACCGCCACTGACGGTCACCGTGGTTAACGGCATCATTACAAGTATTGTATGACCACCAAAATCACAGACAAGCGTGAAGTAGCACTGCGGATTGGCTATGATGCTACGGATTGGACAAAGCCTATGACGTTTGAAGCCTATCAACAAGGTTTGGCAGATTGGGATGTGCAGTGCATAGAACGTAATGATGAACCTATCGGTGCGATATTTCGTAAGGGTGATGAGTTGCATCTATCGGTGCTTCCGAAATGGCGTGGAAACTGGTTGACCAAAGGCTTGTATAAAGAACTGTTTTTAGGCAAAAAAGTGGTGACGCAAGTTACGCCAGGGTTTGAGCAAATGTATGCTGTGCTTGAGCGACTAGGATTTCGTAAAGAAAACGGTGTGTTAGTAAAGGAATAGACATGGGCATTGAAACCGCTTTACTTGCATCGGCAGCCGCTTCGTTGATTGGTGGCGGCATGCAAGCGAGTGCTGCGCGATCAGCTGCAGCAACGCAAGCACAAGCCGCACGAGAAGCGCAAGAGATCCAAGCACAGCTAGGCCGTGAAAATTTGGGCTTTCAGCGTGAAGTCTATGGCAAAGGCTTGGAACTTAGCGAGCCATATCGTCAAGCAGGCTATGGAGCATTGACACGGATTGGTGAGCTGCTGCCTGGTCTAACGTCACCGGTAAGCCGCCAGGAAATCATGGGCTTGCCTGGCTATCAATTTGCCATTGAGCAGGGCACCGGTGCTGCAAGACAAATGGCGAATGTGGCAGGCGGTGGATCGAATGTGGATCGAGCAGCGCAGAAGTTTGCGATTGATTACACCGTAGGCACGGCAATGCCGCAAGTGTTGGCGCAGCGGTCAAATATTTACAACACGTTGGCAGGCATTGCAGGATTAGGGCAAACAGGATCGGGACAAGGCATTACGGCAGGCACGGCTGCGGGCACGAACATCGGCAACATTTACGGAAACCTTGCGGGTGGTTTAGGACAAACGGCCATTGGTGCCGGAAGTGCGTTAGCAGCCGGTCAAATTGGATCAGCTAATGCCTTAGCCGGTGGTTTGGGCAATATCGGCAATACAGCACTTATGTATCAATTGTTGCAACGACCGCCAGCAACCATACCCACGCCAGGTTAGGAAAGGCCATGACTACATCATTAACTGTCAATCCTGTAGCCACGCAAATCAAACCGATGCCCACGATGAGTTTGGGCGAGATGATGAACTTTGCGCGTGGCGCACAACAATATCAGCAAGAACAAATTGCGTTGACGCTGGAGCAACAGAAAGAACAGGAACGCGCACGCATTCAGGAATTGATGCGTGATCCGGCGTTGTTTCAAACGCCTGAAGGCCGCATGGACATCGAAAGGTTGAATCAATTGGTGCCGCGGATTGCACCGCTGACAGGGCCAGCATTGGTACAACAGCTGACAACTTTAGATACCAATCAAACCGCAGCCGCACAAGCCGCGCAGAATCTAACCCAAGATCAGCGCACGATGATTGCGTCACGATTGGCCATCATGGGTCGGTTAGGGGTCAAAGATCCAGGCGCTTATATCGCGGAATTAGATCAATTACGCGCAGAAAACCCCAACAATCCGCAGTTACATCGGTTGACCGAGGCATACAAAAACACGCTTAAAGTTTTGCCGCCTGGCGCAGATTTGCCATCGTTGGCCATTTCAGGGGCAAATTCGTTGCTGTCACCGCAAACGCAGCAACAAGCATTTACGCCACAGATAGGAACCATCGGCACAGGTGCGGCGACATTCCAAACAACAACACGGCCATCGATTGCGGGCGAAGTGCCGACAGTTCAAGTGGCACAACAACCTATGGTGACCGCGCAACTACCACCAAGTGCGCGGGAAGTGCCGACAGGCCAAGTCGATGTGCAAAATCGTCCGATTGTCAACGTGTTTGATGCCAACGGACGTTTTGTGGGGCAACGTGTTGCAGCAGAAACGCCGACCGCAAAAGACATACCAGGTGCAACGCTGCCTACCCCTACGGGCCAACCGCCGATGCAGCCGCCGATGCAGCCTGGAATGCAGCCAGGCGTGCAAGTAAGCGTGGTGCGACCGGCAGACATCATACAAAGACCAGGACAAGAACCTACGCCGGTAGCACGGTTGCGCCCAGGCGAAACACAGCAAACAAGTCAGGCGGCAGATCAAATACGTATGGGCGCAGCGAATGCTGCAGCGCAAGTGCCTTTGCAAACGTTCAATAACAATCAAATCATCAAACTGGCCGATGATGTCATTTTAGGCCGTGGCGCACAATTTATTGGCGCGTTGTCCGGTGGTTATGCAGCGCTGCCGTTTACAACAGACAATGCTACAAATTTGAATCAGTTAGGGCATTACATGGCGCTGCAGACCGCATCACTAGCGCAGTCATCAGGATTGGCGGGCACGGATGCAGCACGAAATATTGCGGGTGAAGTTGCCGGAACAACGAATTGGACAGCACCGGCGATCAAACAAACCGCACGGGTCAATCGTTCATTATCGACAGCCACGGACTTGTTCAATCAAGGCGTGCAAAACGCATTTAATCGAACCAAAGATCCCATATCAGCACGAGACTTTCAAAATCAGTGGTCGCAAACGGTAGACATCAATGCGGTGCGATTGTTTGATGCCATGCGAAACAATGACAAGGAAGCAATTAGGGAAGTGGTGACGGCAGCGGGCGGGCCTAATTCGCCTGGTTACAAGCGATTGGTGACAAACATCGGAGCGATGCAACGACTGATTCAGGGGCGATGATGGCCACAGAACTTTTTGATCCAGCAAGCATCGATGCTGCGGTGAACGACGCGTTTGGCGTAAAGCCGCCAAAACAACAGCCGCCATCAAAGCAACAACCAGCACCGCTGCGAACCAACAATCCAGGCGCATTGATGCCTGGTGGCAAGATGGCGCAGTACGGCAGCATGGAAGAAGGGCTGCAAGCACTTGATCGCAATTTGCAATCCTATGGCAAGCAAGGCATCAATACGCTGGCTGGAGTCATTAACAAATGGTCGCCAGGCAATGCACCAGGCAACACGCCGCAAGCCACGCAAAACTACATCAACCATGTAGCCAAGGTCACGGGCTTAAAGCCAGACCAACCCATCGATTTATCTAATCCTTTAGTGCGGTTGCAGCTTACCGCGGGCATTACGCAATTTGAGAGCGGGCCTGGTGCGATTTATGGGGCACCACCAAGACAAGCGCAAACAGCAAAGCCGCAGAATTTGCCGCCGAGCATGCAACCGCCACCAAGAGCGCAGCTAACAGATGCAAGCCCATGGCGCGTTGATGTAGCGGGGGTTAGCGATGAATCAATGGCAGAAATGCGTGCAGCGGAGAAAACGCCAAGCCAGTTGACGGTCGAAGACTTGATGAAACCGGAAGCCATTGATGCAGCAGTAGCTGAAGCCTTTAGTACACCGCCGCCGCCGACTAAAACCGAAAAAACCGCTAGTGCTGTGGGCGAAAAAGTGCGATCCTTTTTGCGCGGCAGCGCGGCATTAGCTGACACGCTTTATAGTCCAGTGCCCGCGGTGGCTGGCATGGTGACCTATGCCGGAGCGAGAGCTGCGGGCGAAACGGAAGAACAAGCCCTAGCACGCAAGGCGACTGTGGTAGGCACGTTAGAAAAGCCGATAGGCAAGGCAGCAGGCGTGACAGAAACGCCGGAGTATAAAGCCGAGGTATCGCAACGGTTAGCAGAATTTATTAGTGAGAATGTTGGCAAGGGCGCGGATTGGATCAGTGAGAAAACCGGCATACCTAAAGGCGATGTTGAATATTACTTAGAACTCGGAATGACGGCAGCGCCATTTTCGCGCACCAGTCAACGTGTCGGGCAAGCGGTAGGAACGGAGGCGGGCTACGCAGCTGAAGCAGCGCTTACAGGCGCAAGGGCGGTTACACCGCAAGTGATACAGCGGCCCATCGCACGAGCTGCGGAAGCAGTTGCACCAGGTGTCACGCAAAGATTTCCACCGGCACGGCCAACACCAGTTACACCACCGCCAAGAACAGAACCGCAAGTGCCCGCATTTGGCAGTGTTGGTGCGGCAGCTGTGCCGGATGTCGTAACCATTCGCCAGGCATTGCAATCAGCTACGCCGGAATTTCAGCAGATGTACGGCAATATGCCTTTAGACAAAGCAAACATACGCGTACTTATGCGGGATTTAGAGGCTGATTCGTTGCCTATTCCTATGCGTTTGACGGAGGGGATGGCCACACAAGACCCTGTGAAAATTTCACGCGAACAAAATTTAAGAGGGCAACAGCCAGAGATGGCATATCGCATCAATAAGTTGAACGAACAATTGGTAGAAAACGTTCCATTGATCCGCGAACGCGCAGCGCCGGATGTCTATGCTACAAAAACAATAGAATCAAGCCAAGCGTTGATTGATGCTTACAAAGCCTTGGATGATACGCGCAGCGCGGAAATAAGTAAGGCATACAAAGCCTTGGAAGATGCAGCAGGCGGCGAATTTCCTGTTGATGGCGTGACGCTGGCGCAAAACGCCGAAGCAGCACTGGCCAAAAAACTTAAGACCGACTTTTTGCCATCAGGCATTAAAAATCAACTTGAACGGTTTAAGAACGGCGAACCAATGACGTTTGAGCAATTTGAGGCCATGCGTACAAACCTGGCAGCGGAAATCCGCAAAGCCGAAAGAACGGGTGACGGCAACGCAGCAATGGCATCAAGCATCGTGCGCGAAGCTCTGGAAAACTTGCCGCTTAAAGGAGAATCTGCCGCTTTAAAACCTTTGGCTGATACCGCTCGCAGCCTGGCCAAATCACGATTCGATGCGTTGAAAAAAGATCCAGCCTACAAAGCAGCAGTCGATGATACGGTGCCAGCAGACAAGTATTTTGATAAGTTTGTGATTGGTGGCATCAACAAAAACATCAACACCATGGTTAATACACTGGGCCGCGATTCAGTAGCGCACCAACACATGAAAGCTGGCACGATCAATTGGTTGTCTGACAAAGCAGGCATCATCGAAGGGCGCGGCAATTTTAGCCAGGCCAACTACAACAAGGCCGTCAAAAAATTAGATGATGTAAAAAACTTTCAGGCTATTTTTGATCCTGAAAGCCAACTGCAGCTGCGTACTTTGGGCAATGTGGCGGCCTACACGCAATTCCAGCCACGCGGGGCATTTGTCAATAATTCCAATACCTTAGTGGCATATCTTGCAAGCAAGGGTGCAGGGGCACTAGAGCAAGCGGGCAATATCGCAGGGTTGAAAACTTTTGGTTATCCTTTAGGATCAGAAGCCAGGCGCGTGATTCGCAGCGCACGAGAGCGGCAAGAAGTACAAAAAGCATTGCAACCTGGTGCGGGAAGATTTGAGGAATAAGGGCCATTCATGTTTGATGACACAAATTTTGATCCGGTCAAGTACGGCGTACTGTGGCAAAAAGTGCAGGATTACGAGCGCCGATTTGATGACATGGACAAAAAGATGGACAAGATGGAAGACAACCTGGAAAAGTTGGTTGCGCTTGCCAATCAAGGTTGGGGTGGCTTTTGGATGGGTATGGCCATTGTGTCTTTTATATCCACAGCCATGGGTTGGCTGATGTCTTGGATCAATAGACACTGATGCTGCAAAACCTGATTCCGGCACTGTTGCCTGTTCTCGGAAGAGTCGTCGGAAACCTATTTCCTGATCCAGCTGAAAAAGCCAAAGCCGAAGCCGAGATGTTGCGCCAGCTGCTGGCCGCACAATCTGAGCTTGAGCAAGCCGCATCAAGAATCATACAAACCGAGGCAGCGAGCCAGCATTGGTTAGCTGCCAACTGGCGACCGCTCACTATGCTGACGTTTGTGGTGTTGATTGTGGCCAGGTGGTTTGGTTGGGCAGCGCCCAATTTGTCAGAAACCGAATACATCAAACTGTGGTCAATTGTTGAATTTGGGCTTGGTGGATACGTTGTTGGCCGGTCAGTGGAAAAAATTGCGCCAAGCATTGCCCAGGCGATGAAACGATGAGCTTTCAACTATCCGCACGATCTTTAGCGACTTTGGATGGTGTGGATGACCGCTTGGTGCGTGTCGTCTTGCAAGCTATTAAAGAAACCAAAGTAGACTTTGGCGTGATTGAAGGATTGCGAACCATGGAGCGGCAGCGCGAGCTGGTCGCAGCGGGCGCGAGCCATACGATGACAAGCAAACACCTCGAAGGCAAGGCAGTTGATCTAATGGCTTATATCGGGCCTAGAGCGTCTTGGGAGTTGAACCTATACGATGACATTGCCGAGGCCATGCGAGCGGCTGCAATCGCGCAAAACGTGCCTTTACGATGGGGTGCCGCGTGGACAGTTAAAGACATTGGCAAGTGGCAAGGCACGATGGAATCAGCTATGAATGCCTACATTGATGAACGACGCGCCGAAGGTCAAAGACCTTTTATCGACGCGCCGCATTTCGAGTTACTTTAAACGATAGAACCATTTGTGGCCGCGGCGTTGACAGGTGATGTGGTACCCATGTTGCCGCAGTTCAGCCACGATACTATTCACCGCGCAGACTTGCGCCTGGTTGATGATGTCAAGGGTTGTAAATTCGCCTCCGCGTTTGAGTAACTTATAAACGCGCTGGAGGCGGTCTGATTTGTCAAAATCAGCGGCATTCATGATTAGAACGGAATGTCATCTTCAGGAATATCACGAGGCTTTGGATCGTTGAGATAGGCCCAGCCATCCCAGCCGCCTTCACGCAACGGAATCACATCGAGTTTAAGCATTTCGCCGTTGCGCGTGTTGATGATCGAACCGATACGTTGGTAGCGGTTTTTCTGTTGACCGGCGGCGTTCATGTATTGCCCGACAACACAAGAAATTTCTTTGACAACTTTCGACATGTCATGCTCCTATAATTTTGTTGAGTGCTGCAACTTTGGCATCGACATCAGCCAAAAATTTGATAACTTCATCTTCCGCAACTTTTAGCCACAGATCATCGCGTTTGACGCGGGCAATAAAGAGCTGTGCTTTAGCGGGCATGCGTGGATCAAAGACCACGTAATCGCACCAGGCGCGATCAGCGCAGCGCATTTGCCATTGCATTTGTGCAAAGTATTTACCCTCGATGGGGTTGTCAGATAGCCAGCATTCAAGAGCGGTTTTGCTGTCAGGGCATTTGATTTCAACCATGCCATCTTGACCCACAAGGCCATCAGGAGACGCGCCAGCCATTTCAATCGTGGGGTGCGGTACAAAACCTACTTCATCCACAAAAATGCCTGTATGGGCTTCGTATGCCGCCCGCGCAAAAGGTTCCTGGTCAAGACCCCATTGCATGGCAGCGTTGGTGTACGAATCAGCCTTCGTGACGGTGATGCGTTCGAGCACAAGCTGCGTCATGTAGTTTGCGCGATCAGCGCCATAGCCGGTCTTGGTTTTGGCCAACACTTTGTGCAAGCTGCTGGCCGTCACTTTGCCCAGGCGGGCGGCAAACCATTCGTCAGTGCGTTGTTCAATTTCGTTCATTTTTTGCCTTTCAGTTGTTTGAATTCGATGCCTTTCCATTGGCACACTTTTTCGGGCTTGAGCATCATCACAAAGCCTTCAATGTCGCCGTCACCGCCAATGCTTTGAACTTCATACCCAAAGTCACCGCATTGAACAATGATTGGCGCATCGGGATTTATTAAGTCGGGCTTTTCTTCATCGCTGGATTCTTGCCACCTTTGCATAATGTCCATCATGGTCGCAAGAACCTGGCGCATGGTTTGTGACTTAAATTCAAGCATTTGTTTTTTCCTTTTCTTTTTTAGCGCGTTCGATGCGAGATTTCTTAGCTGCAATGACTTTGATTTGCAGTTCAGGATTGCCGCCACAAGCGTCATAGGCCGCTTTATAAGCTGCAGTCATTTCATCCGAGTTGCTGCTGGCTTCGATGGCTGCAAGATGGCTAGAGATGTCGGCAGCCGGAGCTGTAGGCCGTTTGGTTGCGGCGTTGCCGTCATCGTCTTCTGGTGCGATACCGCAAGCCGCCATGAGACTGTAGCGGCGGGCATAAGTCAGTGCTGATCCGTAGCCTTGAGCGTCTTGTTTGCTGGCGGGCACGTGCAGTTGGCCGCAATTAAGCATTTCGCCCGATTCATGCAAAAACACGGTTTCGACAATCACGCCATCGTCGCAGGGATTCACGCGTTGCATCAGCGCGATGCCATGGTTGTTCAGAGCATCAATCACCGCTTCGACGCAAGTAGATAGATCTGCGTATCGGCTGCGGAAATGCGGATTGGTGGATGACTTGAGCGCAGGGCCAAAAGCCTTTTGTGCTCGCACGAAAGCAAAAGCAATTTTAGATTGCATGTCGTATTCCTCTTGCCGTTGGACGGTTTCGTAAAATTCTTGATGACTCATTGGCACACCTCGACTTGTAAGTTACGAAGCGCTAGCTTGAGCGTGAGTGCCGCACAAAAAGCATTAGCGCTAAGTTTTCCCACCAATTCGGGATTACGAAATTGTTCCATGTCATACGATGTGATTCGGTCGAGCACGGAAATCACTTCCACAATGTCTTTAGCTGTCAGCATGATGTCTCCAGGTACGAAAGGTTTTGTGTTTGGCCATGGTGTCGGCGCATTCAGTGGACGGTGGAACCCATCCATACTTGCGCCACACCAATTCGACGGGAATGCACCAGTTTTCAGGTTTATGCTGCTGGTTAAACAGCACAAGCCATTTTGGGATGTCTTGCAAAATTTCGTCCATTCGTTACCTCACAGATTGAAAAAAACAGCGCAGCCGAGGGCCACGCCGAACACAAGGGCAATCAACCAATCGATCAGCGTTTTAGAAATCATTCCAAGCCTCAACAGACAAAACATGCGCGGAGGGAAGCTCGCCAGTGACACTTTTGACACATCGCGCCCAGCTATTGCACAGATCCTGTGCCTGTGCTTTTGCATCTTCAAGCGAGGCAGCGCGGAATTGTTGGTAGGCTTGTTTGCCACCAACAGCCAATTTGGCTTCGTAATACTTAAATAGCATCATATTCTCCAAAAGAAGGGCCGAAGCCCTTGGTTATTACGCAGCAACTTTGCCTACGCTGTTGTATCCGTAACCGTCATCGCCAAGAAACGTGACGCGGTTGAACGTTTTGCTTTCGGCGGCATCAACTTCGCTGTAAGCAAAACACGCATCGTTCATCATGTTGCCGATGTACCGGTTGTCGAAGCCACGTTTTTGCGCGTCAGCGCTGATGTTGATGGTGCTGACGTAAGCGCCGAATTTGTCATCGTTGATTTTGATGGCATCGCCAAGATCGTATTTGTCGCAAACAGATCCGGCGATAACAACCAAAGCAAAGTAGGAAAGTGTCCGGTTAACGAAAATGTAGTCAGCGCCGAAAGACACGGGCTGGCCGTCAAGGGCGCTGTAATTCGTGCCTTTGTAGTCGGTCATGCCGCAGAAGTAAGAACCTTCGAACACGCCGACGATGGCTTTGACTTGCGCGGAAGACGGGCCATCGATGTAGGACACGTTGATGCTAGCGCCACCAGCGTAAACGCTGGATTTGACGCTGAACTTGACACCAGGGAATGCTTCTTTGAGTGCAGCGCGAACAAGTTTGGCGGTGTCGGCGCAACTGAGATACTGTTTCATGTCTATTTCCTTTCTTAAAAGACCCCGAAGGGCGTTGTCATCTACTACAGTTCCAAGGTTAAGCTAGCTTGTACATCATGTCAAGCGGGCTTACAATAAAAACCCAACATGTTGCAGAAATGCGAAAGGTGGCTTACCATTGAAACATGGACAAACAAACTGCAATTCAGAAAGCGGGATCGGCCATGGCGCTGGCGAAGTTGTTGGGCATCAAGCGCCAGGCGATCAGTCAATGGGGTGAAGCGCTGCCGCCAGCTAGGGTGTGGCAGCTGAAGGCGTTGAAGCCCGAATGGTTTAAGAATTAAGGAAACACGGCTAGGTTGGAAGTCATGAGCCAACTGAAAGGCGTACCGCCCGCTTGCCGTGTTTTCTTTCCTCAGGCGGTGGAAAGGCGCGTTAATGCATTACTACCAGCATCACATCGGTGACTTTATAAAGGCTACGGCTAGGCTATCAGATAGCCAAACGATGGCCTATTTACGATTGTTGTGGATGTATTACGACAGCGAAAAACCGCTACCAAACAACACAAAAGTGCTTGCATTTCAAGTTGGCGCAAGCGTGGAAGATGTGGATTTGCTGT